ACTTTATTCCTCCTTTTACAGGGTTAGTATAAAACTCAGCAATATCTGTTGGGACGTTTTGTGCTACCCTATTTATCAGGTTCCCTGCGCTTGACAAGAGACCCTTACCTCCTCTGGCTAAAGACGGCCCTGCCACTGGAACAGCCCCTAACATAGCTAATGTTGTGGCAGTGCCATAGTTTCCTGCATCGTATTGATCAGCAACATCGGCAGTCATTAAGCCACCGCCAACTATAGGTGCAAAATCTCCTACAGATAAAAGGTTCTCAGCTTGTCTATAGTTTTTACGTTCTCCACCTAAAGACTCCGCAAGGATGTTCCTTATGGAGTCTCGCCAAGTAGGATCATCAGGAAGAATAGAGCCAACATTATCATCAGCAGTAGGGAAAAAATCAGGAGTACGCGCATATCTTCCCTGCGTGTTGACAGTATACTCTCCCAGAAGGTCTCTTAAAAAGCTATCATACTCTTTATCGGCCATTTAACTATCCTATTGTCTAAAGTAGTTACGTATTTCTGCTTGCTCTTCTTCAGACAGAGCATCCATTGTGTCACTGACAATAAAGCTTGCAAACTTTTCCATAGCTTCAGGAGACTTAAACGTCATCTTTTCAAAAGCAAGTAACTTGTTTACAGCTTTAGGATTAGAGGCGGCTTTAGCTAGGAATATAGGCGCTGTTAAGATTGCACCTGAACCAAGCGCGGCCCCTATCGTCCCTCCAACAGAAGCACCTAATCCTGCTCCTGCAATAGCGGTATACTCTTTGTTTCTTAAGAACAAAGTACCTAAATTGCCTTCAGGTCTTTTACTAGCTTCAGCAAACAGATTAAATATTTGTTTTACTCTTCCATAGTCTTGACCTGCAATAATTTTTAATCTTTTGTCTGCGTCTGGTTTACTAAACTGTGACGCAAGTTTTCTATAGGTTGCAATGTCAAAATCAGGGGAAGACATATCAGGAATCAAGTTTTTAAGGAAAGACTGTTTAATGACTTGCTTTGCTTCCTTAGCTGTACCATAGGCAATTTCTGAAGGTAAGCCCTCTCTCTTACCTATTTGTTTATAGGCTTCATCTATACTGTTTAAAAAGACTTGAACTTTATCGCTATTGGTTTGTGTAGTTAACATTCGACCCAAAGCTTCAAAGTTTCCTTTCTCTGCATTTAATATTGTGTTTTTGTTTAATACAGGAAGTAAGCCACTCATTCCTTCTTTATAAGAATTCTTTAGTAACTCATATTCTTTTGCTATTTTAGGGTCAGCTTGTTTTAAAGTATTAATAAAAGACTGCTTTAAGATGTTCTGCAATTCCCCAAGTTCTCTGTCAGCTACAGCGTTGTAGTTGGAAGATTTTATGTCTCCAAACTGACGCATTTGTTGTGATAACATTTTATCAACCTTAAGTAAAGACTGAGCCGTCATGTTTCCGTACTCTAAAGTCCCTGATAGCTGACTGTTAATAAACTTTACGGTAGCGTCATCAAGTGTAGAAATAGCTTTAGACACTGTTTTACCGTCAATTAACTCTGATGTCATTTCAGAATTATTTTTTAAGAACAACTCTAGTTGCTTTTTAATACCTGTTGTGTTTACAGTTTTGTTTACTACTCTTTTACTAATAGTTTCTAAACCGTCACCATAGGAATCGCTAAGTGCCAAGCGACCTGCGGATATAATGTCAAACATTGCTTCCCCTAGATCGGAAGGAGACGCACCAGTTCTTAAGTCAACAGCATTAGCTATGTCGTTCAACGCTGACTGTGCCGCTTGATTTACTTTAGCCGCATTACCTGTGGCTTCCTTACCTGATAAAAGACCTGCATTCCCTATCTTTTCAGCGAAGACAGCAAGACTAGAGGCTTGTCCTGTTTGATACCTCGTTAAACTTGCTCCGCCTTCTTCTAAAATCTTTTGAGTTGCTTTTAAAGACTCAGTTGATCCTGTCTCTAAGCCTTCCTTTATTATTTCTTCCGCTACTTCCTTTGGTGTATAACCCAAGGCGGCTTTAGCTGACAGGTACGCAGGTTTTAAAACCTTACCTAAACCTAAAGTTGCTACGTCAAATCCTGCGGATATTAAAGATTCCTTAACAGCCTCTTGAAAATCCAGGTCTTTACCTTGTAACACATCAGATGTTAAAGACCCTGCTCCTGTACCTGCTGAACCGCCTAGTATGCCCCCTGCTATCATTCCTACGGGGCCAAAAGGGATACCTGCCGCGGCGCCTGCAAGACTACCTCCAAGACCCATAGGTATTTCCATGTTTTCCTTAAGGAAATTACCTGCGTCCTGATACCAAGGCAAGTCTTCTTCTGTAGGAGTTGGTTTTGGAGCAAAGTCTTCAAGAGTAGCCAAGCCGTTAGCGATTGCTTTGTCCTGTATTACTTCTTTACTGGTTCCCACAGGTACGTCATAAATAGTCTCACCGTTAGGAAGCTCAACATCAAAAACTTCGCTCATTATAGGTCACCCCACGTTACTCTTGTTTTTTCAGCTTTAGGTTCTTTATCTTCCTTTAACAACTCTTGTACAAAAGCATTGTATTCGTCAAAGTCTTCTGAATCAGAATATAGTTTAGCTTGTGAAATTCTTTGATTCATATCTTTAATTAATCTTTTAATAATTGCACTATTAGCTTTGTTTCCTCTTCCAACTGTTGCCGCTATTTCTAATAAGGAAGCTCTTTCACCCTCAGAAATAACACCACCAAAGATAGGCTTTAATGATTTATAAACTTCCATAGCTAACACGCGCTCAAAGTCTGCTCTATTGCCGCTAGTTAAACCAAAGAAATCTTCTATACCATAAGCCGCTATGTTGATAGGGCCGCCTGTTGGTAAAGTTTCAAGTATTTTTTGAGCTTCCTCAATGTTCTTTTTATTATCAAGTAAAGCAGGTATGCCGCCAACAGCCTGAGCTTTGTTTTTTACAAATGTTTTTGATTGCTCTTTAGCTTCCGATGTTTCAATCATTCTTGCTTGTTTTTCTGCTGAAGTCTCTCCAGTAGAACTAACAGGAGTAACATTCCCTACAGGTGCAGTTGGCCCCGCAGGATCAACAGGGGAAAGAGACGTTGAAGTAGTTTTAGTTCTTGGGTCTTTTACTTGTGTTCCATAAAAATAATTTCCTTCTTCATCTACCCAAGTATCTGATCCTCCAAACTGAGCAGGAGTTCCTTTTGTAGCATCAGGTAAAAAGTCTTTTAAGTTTTTAGCTGTGACAACTCCTGATTGTACTAACTGAGCAAGCTGAGGTTTGTCAGGATATTTTTCCTGTACATAAGTAGATAAAGAAACCCTATCAGCCATTTCCTGATCCTCAAGCTCTTGTTTTTGAGCCATAGCAGATTCTTGAGCTTTGATTCTGTCAGCCATTTGTGCCGCACGTAAAGGATCAAAGCGAGACACAACACCAACTAACTTCTTCATATCCTCCATGTTGTTTAAATCTAAACCTGACAACTCTGCTTGTAGTGCTTCTTCCGGTGTCGGAGGTATTTCAAAGCCTCCTAGTTTACCAAAAAGTTTAGCAACACCTCTACCACCAGAGGCTATAGTTTCTACACCTTCTCTGCTTTGTTGAGCTATGCGAGTTCTAGGGTTTGAAGATACAGGTTGAATTGATTGTGTAGGAGTTCCTGTTAATAAACCTACTAAATCTTGATATGCCATTATATTGTCCTATTAATATAAATTGTTTTTATTTATTAAAAACCACCACCGCCGCCAAAAGATCCACCTTTTCCTGCGGTTCCACCACCGCTAGCTCCCATAGTAAGTGCTGTTTCTAACGTACCTAATAAGTTATTAAAGAACCCGCTTCTTGCTTTATCTTTATCACCTTGAAGACCTATAATATCTAAACCACTTGCTCCATAACCCGCTTGCTGATCAAACAAAGTTTGTAGCATTGATTTAACATTTAAGGCCGCACCTGTTTCTCTACCGCTTTGTGCTAAGGATGCTGTAGGAGTAGCAGTTTTATACAACTCACTTAGTTGTTGCTGTGGTACATAACCTAGACCCATAAGACCGCTAGCTAAACCATAAGCTTGCTGTCTGTCTGCTTGAGACTGTCCATAAGCATTATAGAAAGCTTCATTACGTGCTTGTTCCTGAGCTAAAGCTTGTGCAAATTGCTCTGGACTACCGCCGTATTGAGAAGTCATTAAGCCTAATCTACCTTGACCCAATAGTCTATTTTCTAAAGCTAGGTTTTGACGTTCTTCCTCAGGCCGTTGTATAGCTCTTATTTGCTCATATAAAGCCTGTTGTCTTTCAAGAGGATCACCGCCTAGCTCATCTAGTTGCTCATATAAAGCCTGTTGTCTTTCAAGAGGATCACCGCCTAGCTCATCTAGGAAACTGCCTGACATACCAAACAAACGATCCTGCATGGCCTGTTGTTCTGGAGACAAGTTCATGTCGAACCCACCTTCAGCAGTACCTTGTACTCCGCCTAAGCTAGATGTGACACTAAAGGGTACAAACTGTGACTGCTCGTATCCTTGCTCACCTACGGCAGTACCTCGCTCTAGCATGTCACCTCTAAAATCTTCCATGCGCTTAATGCGTCTCTTTGCACTTTTATATTCTTGACCTGATGATAACAAGTCCGATAAAAAACCCATTAGTAACTCCCTCCGCTAATTGTTCCTGCTAAAGTACCCGCAATATTAGCGGCTGATAGTGTAGGGACTGTAACTGTCCCTGTGAATGTTGGCCCTGCTAGGTTTGCTTTAGTTGCAACAGCCGTAGCAATGTCATTGAACTCAGTGTTTATTTCCGAACCCTTAACAATTTTAGCCGCATTACCAGAGGGTAACGAATCCTTAGCCGCAAAGTCCGTGGTTTTTGTATAATTACTCATTAAATAAGTCTCCCTAGTAATACGTTAATGTCAATTTTTTGTATGGAAAATTCTGATCCGTTAATGGTTGATTCTAAACCTACAGTAACTGTTGTTCCATGTCCTGAACCTTGTACGTTAGGTACTTGTATTTCAGTTCCTGCTGAGTATTCAGAAGTAGAAACATTATACTCACTTACACCATAAAAGGCTGTGTTTGCATTAGTTCTTGTGGATGTAAAAGTTTGCTTGTAGTAAGAATCTGAATAATCATATCCCCAATTAAGAACGGATTGTGCCGCCGCATCCCCAATAATTGTCATTTTAAACTTTTTAAGGAATTTAATATTAGATGAATTTCCAAAATCTAATGGGTTGCTAAAGTAAGATAGTTGATAGGAAGATGTTTCATAGTCCCAAGTATCAGGTATTCCATCACTACCTGTGTCTATATAAACACCACTTCTATCAGTAAAACCTTTGTACTCATAAATACCCCCCTGTCTTCCCATGTATATCTTACCGTCCTGTGTTCTTGTGTAACACAAAGCAATGGGAGTTGACCACGTTGTAACCCTATGTGATCCGTCAGGTAACGCTTGTCTCATGTCAAAACAATACGTTATATTATTATTAGGTAAAGTTAAAAGATAAAAAGCTTCCTCTGGGCTGTACATAGATTTAACGGAAGCTAGTGTAGAGTTTACTATTCTTTCCTCACTAACATAGCGTACTAAGTCATTCCTGACGTTTCTGCTTATGTCACGCATAGGCATAGACTTTTCCTGTATAACTCTACCAAAGCTACGTACACCTGAATCCGATAGGAATACAATGTCAGTACCTGTGTGTTGTACGGAGTCTCTAGCAACGCAACCTACGCCCTCTACAGTGTCATGTAGTTTAAAGACATTAGATGTAACAACATCGTTTGCACCAGAATACACAACAATAGATACTTTACCAAAAACAATAAGAAAACCGTTGTGTGCCGCAAGCGCTACAATTTCATCGTGACCTGTAGGCCATACAGTTGTTAAATCAATAGAGCCTGTTGCTCCTCCTGTCCAAGCATGTCCGTTTAAA